ATTACGATGAAGATATTGAGGATATAATTGAAATTTAAAAGAAAGGAGTTTTATGGAAAACATTTTAATAATTGTTTTGCTTTCACTTTTGATTATAGTAAGTTTTGTTTATTTAAAAATTTTTGTTGAAATCATAAAAATAAACAAAGCACAAGAAAAAGAAATCCTTGAAAAATTTTTGGGATTGCAAAAGGAATTAGAGGAAAAATTTTTGGCGTTTAATAGAGATGTTTATGAGGATTATAAAAATTCTGTTGTGAAAGAAAATGTTGTTCAAGAAGAAAAAACAGAAATTGATGATGAAATTCTTAAAAATGGGAATGAAATAAAAACTATTGATACAATTGAAAAGGAGGAAAATTATGAAGAAATTATTTAGTTTAATTTTATTGTTCTTTTTATTTGCGATGGTTAAATCTTATGCGGCGTGTTCTGATTACAGCGGAAAAGGAAAAATTGAAGGGAGCCCGTTGCAGGTTGTAAAAACAAGTGGGGAACAAACTTTCACTTTCGTTTTTACAAATAATACAAATTTGTCTATAAATAACGGTTTACTTGAAATGAGTGTTGACTCATCATATTTTAGTGATTTTATAAAAGTTACTGTAACTGCAATTAACGGAACAATTTCTTCAATTACTAAAAGCCAACGTGGAGCATATAAATTAGATATTGGGATAAGTTCATTAACCCGTTATACTGGAAAAATAAAAATAATTTATACAACAAATAAAGCATTATTGCCAAACAATAATGTTAAAATTTTTAGTTCTGGGAATTATATATATTTTAATTCTCAATTTTGCGGGACTAATAGTCCAATGCTTGTAAATGATACTAATGAAATTTATTTATATATGCCGACAGCGACAGCGACTATAACCAATACAAAAACAAATACGCCAACGCCAACCGCAACTAAAACTAAAACAAATACAGCAACAGCAACAAATACATATACAAAAACAAACACCCCAACTATAACAAATACAGCAACAATAACAAATACACCGACGATAACAAAAACCCCAACAGTAACAGCAACGCCAACACCATACAGTGCAGAAGACAAAGCGGCATTATATCAAAAAATTGTTCCATATGATTTAGATAAATTGATAAAAGGGGAAACGGTATATGCGACATACAGAATTGAAAAAGATGCTGGTTATAGAACAATTGGACTTTTTTGCGAAAAAAAAGACACGCTGGTTGCAATATCTATCATTGCTGACCAGACAACTGATATTTATCTTTATGAAGGGACTGAAATTACTGGAATTTATAATCCAAATATTTTTCCATATTATTGCAATTATTTAAAATATGGGTTAACTAATATGGATAATATTTATCCGAGAATATGCGATTATCAAGGGAATACATATACTGGGCATTTGATAGCAACATCTAAAATAGTAAATTTTGGCGGGGTTTATTTAATGCCAAATAAATACATTATTATGACAAAGGATGTTAAATATACCCTTGCATTATATTCAAGTGCAGCGGCAACTGTAATTGTTAGATTTGAAGTTATTAAATAAAAAGAGGCGATTATGAAAAAAATTGTTTTTGGGATTATATTTATATTTGCTGTTTTGAATTTAATAATTGCTGAAACAACGATTGCAATTAAAGTAAATACTGTAAATATAAATGGGATTTTAGTCCCAAAAGTTGATGAGGAAATTTATACAAGTTGCATAGCAACAAGCATAGAATATTCAAAAAATAAAAAACAATGTATAATTATTTTGCAATTTAAAGATGATATACAAAAAAATGCATTTTTGAATAAATTTAAAAATTATACTGTAATAAATGATGTAAATAATTTTACGGAGAAAAATGATTTTTCAAATAATTTGAGTTGTATTGTTGAAACATTTACAAATACGGCGATGGCAAAAGCAAAAGCAAAAGAACTTGGCTTCCCTGTGAAAGAGGCACAATAATGAAAAAATTTATTTTGTTTTTATTTTTTATTTTCTTTTCAATAAATATCTTTTGCGGAATAATTGCTTTATATGATTTGGAACAAAATACAAATAATTCTGTATCATCTCAATATAATTTATATAGGCAATTTAATCCAACATCAGATTTTTATTCTAATACAATTACTTTTTCTGGCAATTATAGTTTTTATGCAAGAAAAGGTGGAGATAATTCAAGTTTAGGAAATAATTGCCAGTTATTAGTTGACCCAGACCTAAATGTTTTAATGTCAACAAAATCACGATTTACAATTTTTGCTCATAGTTTTAATTATGACAGGGAAGGGGCTGGGCAATTTGATGCCGATGCTATATTTAAAAAAACAGGGACATATTGGATGCAAATACAAATTTATACTGGAAATAGCGGATGCGGAAATGATGGATTGGCGTGGTGGAATTTTATAAATACTCTTTCTTGCGTTGGAACAGCAACATACGGACAATGGGTGAGATATCAAATAGAATTTACTGGGACACAATATAAATTATATGTAAATGGTGAATTAAAAGGGACATTAAATAATTCTAATAGTTTGTTTACTGGAAGTGATTTGGGATTTCTATATTTTAATGGGAATGGTGTCGGGGCACAAGGGAATTATGGTTGGTTTGATTATGCTGGTGTTTCAGATGAAATTTATAACGGGGGCTTCCCTTCTCTTCCAACAAATACCCCAACAATAACAAATACATTTACAGTCACACCAACATTTACTATTACGAACACCTCAACAAATACTGGAACAAATACAATGACTTTTACAAATACAGCAACATATACAAATACTCCAACAAATACATTTACAGCAACTGATACAGCAACAAATACACCAACTTTTACAATTACAAATACGCCAACTATAACACCAACACCAACTTATACATTTACGCCAAATCCGACATTGCAATTACATCCATTTGAAATTTTTAGTTATTATAGGAGCAAAAATGTATCTATACAAAGAAAAAGATAGCAACGCAAAAGTTAAAAAGATTATAGATTATTTTAAAGCGGCAAAGAGGAATAGAGCCGATTTAGAAAAAGATTGGTTTATAAATTATGCATCGTATAAGAAGAATAATAAAATTTATATGTTAAATGATGTTGGGTCTATAATTGAAATAAACATAGAAAAACTTGAAAAAATGAATGAAATGAGGACAAATAGAATTTTCCCAATTGTTAGGGCTTTAAATTCACAACTTATGGCAAACCGACCAATGTTTTCTGTTGATACTTCTAAATATGATAAAATACCAAGTTTTGATTTGAGAGTGCAGGAAGCATTGGCTAATGATAAATACGAAAAGATGAAAGATAATGTAATAAGAGAAGCAAGAATACACTATATAACAACTGGAAATTTGGTTTTTAAAATATTTAATAATGCATTGAAAAAATATATCGTTATTGATAATAAGACAGAAATTATCCCAGAAACAGATATTGAAATTGTTGTTGTGCCGATATTTGATTTTGTTGCAGATGATACGAATAATTATCTGGAAAAGAGTGCTTTTACAATACAAAGAATTTTATTGCAGAAAAGCGAGGCGGAAAAGATATTTAATAGAAAATTTGATACAGTTAAAACAATGAGCGGGTTTTATGATTATAATACTTGCGAGAAAGTAAATGGCGAATATGTCGCTATTTATGAGTATTACGAAATTGCAAGGGAAGATAATGAAAATGGATATTTTATACAATGCACTGAAAAAGAGATTTTGGATGAAGGTGAAAATCCAACACCAAATGGTAAATTGCCATATATTTTTGTTAAACAGTTAGAATTGGGCGAATTTTATTCAAATAGTTTAATATCTTATTTAAGACCACAATTAAAAGAATATAATGCAAGGCGTTGGCAATTAAATGAACATAGCAAAAAGATTGCCAAACCATTGCTTATTTTGGATAAAAATGCAAAAATTCAGGAAGAAAAATTTGGCAGTGAAAGGGTTTCAGTTGTTAGGGCGAATTTGCGTAGTGCCGCCCCGCCAGCGTTTTTAAACCCAGGGGAGTTTTCTCAATACTTCTTCTTAAATTTAAGTTATCTGGATAATGAGATAAAGGATATATCTGGATTGCACGATGTTAGTTTTGCAAGACCAATAGGAAGCAGAGCCCCAGCAATGTCATATCAGTTTTTAAAAGACCAAGATGATACAATGAATTCAGAGTTAATAATATCTTTTTATGATGGGATTGCAAAACTGTTAAATTTATATCTTGATTTCATAAGAAATAAAAAAGATAATAAAGAAATTATAAGTTATTTTGGAAATAGAAATTATGTGTATGGGGAATTTATTGGGAAGGATTTGAAAGAAGTTGAAATAAAATTAACAAGTATGTATGGACTTTCGGCTAATAGAACAATAAGGCAACAGCAAATAGACAGGATGATTGCGATGGGCTATATTGATAAATGGACTGGATTAAGATTGTTGGAATTTGGGGAGTTAGAGGGGGTGTATGGGTTGCAGAGATATGATATTATGCGGGCAAATAAAGAAAATCAATTGATAAGGGAAAATAAAATCCCAGCAGTTGATTTATATGAAAATCATTTAATACATATACAGGAACATATAAATGATTTAAGAAGCGGTGATTTTTTTATAACCCCAGATATGCCAACAACTGAAAAAAATAGATTGCAAAAGTTAAGAGAAATTTTCTGGGCACATATAGATATGCATTGGAGTGCAATAGGCGAATTGCTTAATAAAAATAAAATGATTGCTGGCATTATACTTGATTTAAAAAATATGCCACAAGATATAGTGCAGTTGCTTATGGCTCAATATCAAGAAGAACAGCAACAAGCATTGGCTCAACAGCAGATGGCAATGCAACAGGCAAGTATGGGTGGTGGAACGGCTATGGATTTAATTAAACAAAGAATTTTAAATGAAATAGCGAAACAATCTGTTCCGTCAGGCGGAACACAAGAGGGAGGAGGTGAGGAAGGTGCAACTCTTTGAAAAACTTAAAAAGAAAGCAGATGGGAAATACTTTGTTTCATTAGACAAAACTGGAGATAGTATAATTATAAACGAAATTTTGTCTGATGAGGATTTGAAAAATATATTGAAAAACGATAGAAAAGAAATTGATGAAAAAATTGAAAAAAAAGAGTTTATAACATTGGATGAGGTTAAAAATGACTTTGAGACATTTAAGCATATACTTACGAAATAACTTGACAAAACAAATAAAATTTGATATAATTTAAAAAAAAGTTTCAAGAGGTGAAACAATGGAAGACAAAAAAAATGAAACAAAAAATATAGATGAAAAAGCACAGCAACAGGAACAGACGCAGTCGCAAGAGCAGAGTTTAGATGAAATTATATATCCAGAAGAATACTTCGGTGAAAATGAGAAGTTTAAAATAGGTGATGATATTGTTTCTTTTAAAGAAGTTAAAGAGATTGTAAAGACATTAAAAAATAAAGCCAAAGAAAATACTGGGAATAATACCGCTTCAAAAACCCCACAAGGTTCCGAAGCCCAAAAAAAGGCAGAAGAAAAAGGAGCGGAAAAAACAAATGCAAACGCAACAACAAATACAACCGAAAACGCAAATGCTAATGTTAATTTGGATGAAAAAGAATTACAGCACGCAAGAATGCTTTTGGATGCCAAAATTTCAAATACTTTGTCCTTATTTAAATATACGAAAGGAATTGAGATTAAAAAGGATGAAGTAGAGAAGGAATTAAAGGCATTGGCTGACAAAGGGGAGCAAATTACATTAGATACGGTTGATGTTGTTGTTGAAAATATATATAAGGCAAAAGAAGAACAGAAAAAGAAAGAATTAAGCGAATATATTGAGCAAAAGAAAAAAGAGAAAACCCCTCTGGGGAAATCTCAAATTTCAAAAGTTGCAAATGTCTCTGAAACAAGAAATGATTTAAAAATTGATTATAACTCTATAATTAAGGATTTTTCTAACTTTAAAGAAAAAATTAAAGGAGGTAATTAACAATGGCAGTAGATTTAACAGTAGTGAATGAATATTTAAAAACACAGTTGGTTGGCGGAATAAACAACCAGATGTGGACAGATGTGTATACTTTAAACAGATTAAAGGCAAGCAATGTAGGTATTAAGGAAACTGGAAGGGAAGTAGAAGTAAGGTTAAGAATGGGTGGAAACAATGGTGTAGCACAGTCAGATGTTATCCCAAAATCTGGGAGAACAAAACACGTGGTTAGCACAGCCAGTTTAAAGAAAGCATATGCTTTCTTGGAAATTGATGGCGATGCTATTGGTTATGCTCCACAGGATGAGGAATTAGCGTTTATGGGAGCATTGGTAGGCGAAACGCAATCCGTTATTGATACTCTTGAAAAGAATATCAATATATCTTTGTTTGGAAAAGGGGATGGCGTTCTTGGAACAGTTTCATCCTATGCCGCAGGGGTTATTACTCTTGATACACCAAATATGCTGTGGTTTGATATAAACCAGTATATAGATGCAAGAGATAGCACAACTGGGGCATTGGTTGGTAGATATGTTATCACCGCAGTTGACCCAGAAAATAGCCAGATTACAATAGATACAACGCCGATAGTTGGGTCATTACCAAGTGGTGGTGAATATATAACCAATCAGTATGAATACAATAACACAATAATGGGCTTAAATGGGATTGCTGATGATGGCACAGAATTAGATGAATTGCAGGGGGTAAGAGCATCTGATTGGTATTTATGGAGAGCAAAGGTTAATGAAAATGGCGGAGTGGCAAGAGCATTAGACAAGGAAATGCTTGATAAAATGCTGATTTATGGAAGACGTAGTGGCGGATTTGATATGATTATAACAAACGAAAATGTCTTCTATGAAATGGCGGCATTGCTTGAAGACCAGAGAATGATTGTTAATGTTACTATGCTGAATGGCGGATTTGAAGGGGTAAAATGGGGCAATAAAGAAATCTTTGTTGATTATCTTGCCCCAAAAGGGAAGATATTCTTTGTTAACTCAAAATATCTTGAAATACGTCAGTTAGTCGGCTCTGAAAATGGTATGTTCAACGCAACCAGATTTATCCCTCTCGGGAAAGATGGTATTTTAATACCTGTCTTTGAAACTGGCGAAGTTGAATTATACAAGGCATTGTTAAGGGTTGACTGCCAGTTAGTAACAACGAAACGTAATGCTCACGGAAAAATAACTGATATACAAGAATAAATTTTAACCCATAACCCACTGGGGGTAAAACCCCAGTGGGGAGGGGGTTTTAGGAGGATATTATGGCAATAGAACATCTGAAATATGAAATGAAACAAGCCATAAATAGCAATGAAGAAAGAAAAATTGCAAATAAAGAAGCATTTAAACAGGCAGTGTTAAAAGATTTTAAAGATTTTTATAAAAAAAATGTAGGGAAAATAAATGCAAAAATAGAGCCGATGTCAGCGGAAGCATACAATGAATTGATAAAAAGAGAATTGGAAAGGGAATAAAAATGACAAGTTATGATATGTTAAATAGAATAAAAAAGGCATTAAATTATAATCCAATATTTTCAGATACTGATATAGTTGATGAAATAAAAGGGGCTTTGGAATATATTGAAAAAAGAACTGATGCTGGGAAAAGAATTTATACAATACAATGCACTGGCGATTTATATTATGATTTATCAGCATTGGGAAATACTTATAAAATAATAAATGTTTATTATGGACAAAATGAATTAACAACAACAAATCAGATAAATGAGGGTTTTATAAAACTTGAAAAAATTGATATGAAAGATGTAAATGTTGTTAAATATGGCTATTGGATAGATAAACAGCAAATAAATAATTCTCAAAACGATTTTGTAAAAGTTTTAAAATTGAATTTTACACCATCAACAAATTATTATTTGAATATAATTTATGTAAAATGGGATAATTTGGATGAGTCAATTTTTAATACGGATACTGATTTAGATACATATATTGAACCAGAAATGCAAAGTTTAATAATAGACAGGGTTATTTTTATTTTAAAAAGAATAGATAGGGATGAGTTGTATCAGGATTATAAACAAGATATGCTTGAAGCAATTGACGACTTGGACTCTATAAACAAAGAAGATATAAAATTTATATGAAAGGAGGCAACAAATATGCCAAAAGTCCAGATTGTATGTGGAAAAGATGAGACAAAGAAAATTGTTGTAAATGGTAAAGTGGTGGCAGAAGGGAAAAATGGAGATGTTATAGAATTGCAAGGGGCTAATTATAAGATTGCAATATCAAAGCCATATGTAAAACCAGTTGTTGTAAAAGAAGAAAAGAAAGATGCAGAAAAAGAAATCAAAAAAAATAGCAAAAAAGAAGGTTGATATTGATTGTCCGCACCATTATTAAAACAAAATATAATAAATTTGGCGTCTGGGGAAAAAGGTATATTTACGGGCGGATTACATCTTTCCCCAGACCCCAATTTAGTAAGAGATAATGAAAGCCCAGATTTATGGAATATAGATTTTACAAAAGAAAATATAATCCTTCCACGTAAAGGAACTATAAAAAAATCAGATTTAACTTTTACTCCTAAATATGGCTATACATTTGTGAATACAAGCGGGGCAAGTTATGTAGTATTATCCGATTATGAATATCATTATTTATCCTCTGATTTAGTAAATTGGACTAAAATAAATGATGGGCACGCTAATCAAAATTCTGTTATAACACGATTTGCTTTTATAAACGGGAAAATATATGGGACAAATGGGATTGATAATGTATGGTCTTATGATGTTGAAAATAATACATACGCAGAAGAAACTGATATCCCAAAAGGGATTTACCCAATAGTTCATAATAACAGATTGTTTATGGTATCAACATATGCAAATCCATTAGCAGTATATTATTCAAGATTAGACGATGAAACAGAATTTACACACCCTATAACTGGCGTGACAAATGTGTTTTATTTAGACCAAAGCATAAGCCAAAGAATAACAGGGGCAATATCTTTACAAAATAAATTATATATAGGGACAGAAAAGGCAATTTACGTTTTTTCTGGTTGGGATGAACAGGACTTTTATTTAACAAATTTAACAAAGGAAATTGGGTTTGGCTCCCACGAAAGCATAAGGGAGTTTAATGGGAAAATAATTTTTTTAGCCACAGATAGCAATTTTTATGAAATTGATGGCGGGAATATATATCCAGTTGGGGATAATATATTATATGGAATTAAAAATTCAATAGGACAAATAAATGCTTTCATTGAAAAAACATTGAGAATTGGAATAAACGGGGATGATAGTTGGGAAAATATGAAATATGCCAGCAATGATTTTGTTTATAAAACAAAAAACAGTGATTTGAATGGTGAAATAAGTTATCCCATTGGGAGTATGATAAAAATACAAGGTAGTAGTGGACAAATTTGCAAAAATGGTGCTTTTACAAGCAATTGGGATTATATGTCAAAAAATGATAACTGGTCTTCTGATAATGATATTGGGAATAGGGGGGTAGAATGGGAGATTCATAGTAATGCGGCACGAGGTAATACTCAATATACACCTAACAGTTGGAAAACTTTTATAGATAAAGTTGCCATTGAAATTGTAGATGGAAATAATGATAATCAAATTGGAGAAATAAAATGTTCTGGGAATGTCGGAGTTTTTATTTCTGGGAATATTATTGGCTATACATTTCAAAATAATCAAACATTTTATATTAACAATTATTATGACAATGGCTATCCAACAACTAAAAATGGGATATGGGAACCAAATGATTTAAAATACAGGCGAATTAAATTGAGAGTAAGGGTTTATAGAAAAAAGTGGCTTAAAGGTTATGATACAATATATATTGGGGATGCTGGCACGACAACAATTGAAACAGACCCATTTTTTTGTAACCCATTTGGGAATATTATTGTTGCAGTAAGAATACAGTCGCTTGATGGGGATGGTTATTATTTGGCTCATCAATATTTTTTTATAAATAATTTTGGATGGGTAATAGCAAATGCATCCGATAATATAGCAATTTACGAAACAAAAGAAATAAATCTTGGAAAGGTAACAAGATTTGGCACATTATTGTGCGATTATACTAAAAATATAACTGGCAGTGAAATAAAATTTTATTATAAAGTTAAAATAGGAAATGGTGGTTGGAGCGATTATATTGAAATACAAAATGGGGGAATAATAAATGAGGGGGCTGGTGGGGATGGAACAGAAGATGTTTATATACAGATTAAAGTAAGAGATGCATATAGTTCGGGCGATGGCTCTTATGAGATAGATATATTTAATACGCTTATTATAAAATATTATTATTCTATGATAAAATTACCCCCAGTTTATGAAAATATAACTTCTATTGTAAAAGATGGGAAATATTATATTTCAATGGCAGTAGATAAAATGAATATAAATTCAAATTATAACAACGTTGTTTTTGTTCTTGATGAATATAATGGTTTCCCAAGATGGAGTAGATGGGATGTTTTAGTCACTTGGTTTTTTGATTTTGGAAATCAAATAAATTTTGTTAAAAATCAAAAAATTTTTGAATTTGATGAATTAAGTATATATGAAAAATATAATTTAACGGATTGGGAATATGTAAACTCAAAAAAACCATTTTATTATTCCACTAAAAGTTTTGATTTTAATTTATTCGGGATT